ATACGCCAGCTCCAAATTGTATTGTTATAGTGTTATCAGCATTTACTCTTGTTTCAAATCTTCTAGATACTTTCTTTAACTTTAATAAGTATGGAGATATACCTTGAGACCCCGTATAGTTTACGTTAGAATATTGGTCATTTTTTATAGAATCAAATATAGTATCTTGAGCTAAATAAGGCACTTCATACCAAATATTTCCGTCTGAATCAACTATATCTAAAATTTCTATAATGTTTGTTTCATTTAAAATAATCTTATCATATCTTTTAGGAGATCCAAACGAAAAAGTAGCTGTTTGTATTGTACCTGCAACAGCCTTTGCAGTATTTTTAAGTAAATAATATATTGGATTGTTGTTATTATCTACTTGATATACTGATAAAGAATCACCACCTTTTAAAGATATTGATTGAGAGGTAAATATAACCGGTTCAATCGTTCTAAATTGTACATTTGAATTTGTTGATCTAACAATTAACTCAGGGTTAATTGATAATGAATAATTCCAATCTGGCAAAAATACTGACCCTGATTTTATTGCTGGTAATAATTGAAATACATCTAATTCTACCGTCGCTGGTACTGTATTTTTTGGTTTATAGCCTCTTTCTTGTGCTAATTGTAATAAATTAGAACGTTCTTGAGAAAAAGATAATAAACTTTCTTTTAATTGATTATCTGTATAGTATGATAATACATCCCCTACATACGATGCCATTTCAATAAACATCATACCTGGTGATGTTTCATTAAAATCATTATATGTATTAGGGAAGTAACTTTTAGAAAATTCTATTAAGGATTGTCTAAAATTACTAAAATCTTTATTGATATATTTTATATCTTTCTTTAAATTATTATCTAACATTATTGTACAGTAATTGCTCCATTTTGATTAATATCTAAAACGATTGTTTGATTAGCGCCTCTATTTGTTACATTAAAATTAATTGATATAGATATACCATGCTCTGCATTATTTCCTAATGAATTAATTTTATTTTGCACATCGATATTGTTTATTATAATATATGGCATCCAAAAAGAAATTGCGGTTGAAATTTCATCTGATAAACTTTCTACTATCTCCGGAGTATTTGGATTAAACAATAAATCTATAATTCCAGTCCCGAAATTAGGTAAATATAATCGCTCGCCTTTACTAGTTAAAAGTAAATTTTTAAGATTAGATATTGCTTGTTCTTCAGTGCTATAAGATAAATCAAACAAACCTTTAGTAGGGTTATTAAATGGAAGTTTAATACCCACCGCGACATCTTTTTCAGTGTCAATTACAAGTATTTGTTTTAATATCCTAGCCATTAATTATTTTCCTTTTTTCTTATTAATCGCCTTCATTAAAGAAGAATAATCCCTTGTTAAAGCTTTCTCTACTTCAGGGGCTACTTCTTGAACTGGACGACCATCTATATCTGTTTTTGGAATCATCGAAGCTGCTGGCATAGAAGACATTCCTAAGTTAGATATATTTTTCATAGTCGGCCAATCATTAAACTCATCTTGATTTGATTGACCAGGATTATATTCTTCTTCTAATAATGATTGGAAATCTTTAGTTGAAAATCCTGAACTAGCAGTTTCATTTAAAATATTATTAATAATAGGATTAGATGAATATGGTATATTAGATTTTTTAGGAGTAAATTTTTTAGGCTCGGCAGTAACTGCTCTTTGCTCAGAAACTATTTTATTTGAACGGTTTGATACTTTATCTAAACTTTCTAAAAGTATATTAAATTCAAACTCAACTGCAGTTCGAACTTCTTCTCTAATTATTTGTCGTATTTGATTTAAAAATTTTTCAGTATTCATATTGACTCTTTAATATAATTATCTAAGTCAATAAAAGATACGTATTTTTTTAAAGTTTTACTTTTGTAGATTTAAAAGGTATGGATGCTATTAAAGAACGAACCGTCTCAGCTGCAGGCGCTCCGGGAGTAGCTGGCGTAATAGTACTTATAGCCGTCACAATTGCATTTAAAATTGTTTCTAATAATTCTCCATTAACTGCAGAATAAATAGCTGTTGATGTTAAATTAACTGTAGGTGCATTTAATGTGATGTCTCTTGAAGATTCTATAACAATATCACCTTTACTTGTTACAGATACTCCTTTGTTCGAAGACAAATATATTTCGTTTGTTTTTGCATTTAAAATAATTCGATCGGAATTCATTATTATTTGTTTTCCAGATAAATTGCCAGATATAGGGTTTAATTTTAAATTTGATATTGTTAATGGGCCTGCTAATTTAATTGGTATTTTTTGTGTAGAAGTTAAATAAATAGAAGAATCATCTTTATTAATATCTTCAATTCTAAATCCTATAGGTGATATATTCTTTTTCGTATTAGAAATAATCAATATCGGATCTCCAGGATTACCTGATACCCAAGTAGGTTGTTTTGAAATAGTATTTGTATTTTTAATTGTAGAGCTTAATCTAATAGAATTACCTCCACGACCTTCTATTGCTACATCCCCTTCGAATAATTGTAACGGATTAATATTATTAACAATTTCAAATGTTTTTTTAGTTCTTGAAGGTTGTGATTGATTAGGAGAGCTAGTAACTCCGAAAGAAGCATTTTGATAACTAGTAACATTAGAACCTGGCACTGTAGCCGATGTCGGGACGCCATTATAGTTAATATTTGATTGAACATTTACTGTACTTAAATAATAAAAAGTACCGTCATTTAACCTAAAATTTCCTGCGAATGAAGAAGCTGCCGTTACTATTAATATTATTTCTCCAGGAACTGGAATAGTTTTAATATGAGCATTTAAAGGTATTGCAGTATTAGTATTTTGCTCGTTACTTCCGGGACTATTTAAAAATTTAAATCGAACGGTATAATAATTTTGAATATTATCTTGTAAAAATACTTCAATTACTTCAGCTGATTCTAACATTATTTAATTGGTTTAGTTAATGAATCTTCGATATCTTTATTTATTTGATTGATACCTTTTAAATCTGTTTGTATTTGTTTAATTTCTTCCGGTGATAATGACCACTCATTTATACCTGCTTCTGCTTTAGCTTTAGAATCTGATGATAACAGTCGTTGAACGACGGCTGTCATTTTTATTAACTGCTCGTCGTTCTTTACGCCAACATCTAAATATTCTTTTATTAATGGTACTATTACTGAAGCATCATTAATTGATTTAACTAAAGGAGATAATTGCTGAATTAAGTTATCGATTTGTCTGTTTTTTTCTTTTTGATTAACATGTATTTCTTTAAATACATCTGCTAATGAAGTTTTACCGTATACAGAATCATTGATATTCGCCATAATTATATTTTAAAATAATTATCTCTTTGCCTTAATCTTTTGAATCCGAATTAATTCTAGCAATTTATAAGGGCTTATTTTTATCGAATTATATATTTTATAATTTTTATATAATAGTTCATATATCAATTTAAAATCATTTACTGTTTTTGTAATAATTTGAGTTTTTAATCCTGTGCGCTCTCTTATTAAAATATATAAAGCTTTTTTATTAAAATTTTCAATATTATCACGCACTCGAAATAATTCTAAAACCGAATCAGCTATTAACATTTCCTTAGGCGAATTAAATAATATAGGTAAATTGTCATCCGAATATTTTATAAAATCTTCTATAAAATCGTATGTATCTTCAACGAAAGAAGAATGAGATATTTCATTCATTAAATTTCTTTCATTATCTATATAATCTACATCTACATTACTTTTTAATTTTTTATAGCTTTTCTTTATAAACAAAATTAAATAATTACGAGCTATTACTGAAAAATAAGAAAATGCTTTTCCATTTGAATGAATATATTTACTTAATCTTTCACATAAAAACGTAATTGTATCATTTGATAAATCTGTATATGAATCTGTATACTTCCAAGCTTGTAATTTAAAAATCCAATTCTCTACTATTTTTTCAAATGGCTTTTTAATTTCCGAGTTATATATTTTACTTTTTTCTATAAAATCTTCACTATTTATATATCTTACAATAGCATCTTCAGTTGCTTGAGTAAAGTATTGTTTTTTATCTATTTCTACTACTTCCAATGTCGTCATTATAATATTTAATTAAGTATTCATTACCTTCTTCTATCGCATTTTTTAACATTTGAAACGTTGAACCTACATCATCGTCTTTTTCAAATATTTCATTATTATCAATTTCTCTAATTTTTTGTAGCACCGACGAATAATGTATAATAACTGAATTTAGTTCATCTGTTTTCTCTGCTAAAATTTCTTCGTATCTTTCTTGTTTTTGTATTAAATTAAAAATAATTAATACCGTAAATAAAAGTAACAAACTTAATAAAATGTATCCCATAATTATTTCTTAAAAAAGTCTTTAAATAAATCATCCACTGATGTATTGCCTGCTTCCAATACTGTTGTAACTGTAGGTTTTGATGCCTTAACTAATGTAGTAGGGTGATTACCTGATTCTTTAGTTTTATTATCATGTTCTATTCTAGAAGCTAAATGATCTGCATGATGCAAAATAAATGTAAGATTACTTTTTAATCCAAATTCAGGTTTAAAGGCCATAAAATAACCTTTATTAGCATCTGAATACATACCATCATGAAGTTTAATTGCTAAATACTCAGATTCTGATACTTCAATACCATATTTTTGTAATGTATATAAACTTCTATCTGGAACTTTCATATAATGCAACTTTGTATTAAGTTCATATAACGCTCCTTGATTTTTACGATGCCATTCTGACGGATTAGGTACATAATATGGCATATTAGGTTGCCCTGCCTTTCCTAGGTCATGATTGATAGCTGAAAATATTAATTCTTCTAATGTAAAGTTAGAAATTTCTGCTCCTAATTTATCCCATAGTTGATATAATTCTTTAGAGCAATTAACTACTCTAATAACATGATCAATATAACCACCTGGGAAGCAGTTATGATAATTTTCATTACCTGCTGCTGGGGCTAATATTAAATCATCTTGAAATTCTGTATACATATTTATTAAGCTAGTTTTTCTAGGCTCAGTTATATACGTATCAATAATTGAAATAAATGTATTCCAATTATCTAATAATTGTTCTTCTGTTAAATTCATAACTATATTATTTTATCTATTAATTTTAATTTTAATGCTTCCTCTGCTGTTAAGTACCAATCTACTTTACAATTTTCTTTCCAAAATTCTGCATCTATACCTGTTTTTGTTTTTAACATTTCAATACCTACAGTTTCTAAATGATTAAAATAGTTCATTGATGATTTCATACTATGAAATTTATCTTCCATAGAATAAAATCCTTCATGAAGCATTAACGTTGAATATTTACTCATAGCACGTATACCAGTACCCATTGCTAAAATCCAAGCAGCTGCTGAACATGCTTGACCTCTGCAAACTATATTAACTTTAAATGATAAAGAATTAAAATAATCTATAATTCCATACATTTCAAAAATATCTCCTCCTTCTGAATTTAAAGAAATAGTAATTGGATTATTGATATCTTCAGGTGTACGATACTTTGTAAATAAATTAACAGCCTGCATTATATTGTATAATGTTTCACAAGACTTTAT